CAGTACATCACGGAACCACCTGCTGACGCCCTGCTGTGCAAACTGCATGGCCGCGGGCTCAACAGCGATCACTCTCGGCTTGGACAACGTCTTCGGAACGAGCGCCACCTTCACGGGTGGTTCGTCCGAGGGCAGACAAGGAGGAGGAACCCAGCAGTCTTCTTCGAACTCGACCCCGAAGAGGGGTTGTTCGTGTCCGAAGAAGGCCATCCGAGCACTAAGCCCGGACTCATCAAGCCGGGTAGGCCAGTAAGGGAGACGAGCCCAACGCTCATTCTGCGTGAGGCGCTCCCTAACGACCCCTGGACCATGAGTCGGAACCACCGCGGTCGCGGCTTCATCGAGCTGTAAGGCCGCCGAAAGGACGTCGGCAACACGCCCGAAGGTCCGAAACAGTCCCACACCCTCATCAAGGGGTGCGTCCTCGACCTCGAGGTCGCAATTCACAAACCCATCGACTGCCACCTCCTGCCGTGCACGAGTGCACGGGAGGTTGATGCCTTTAGCGAGTCGGCAGACCTGCCGAACCGCAAGGATGCAGTCAATCGACGGATTAGGAAGCAACCGTCCTGATTTGTCGAACACGTGGCGGAGGAACCCACTCAGAAAGTGGGGGATTCCTGAGCGTTGCAGGCCAAAACCTGTTCCCGCCCAAGGCGCCACTGTACCTTCGTCCAGAGCCCGTTCAAAGGCCTGCGCGAAGGTCGGAAGGGTAATCGTCAAAAACGATATACCCTCGTGTTCGACGCGCTTAACCAGTGACGTAATGTCACAGGCCACGCGGTCGGCACCGGTCTGCTCCCCTAAGTCCTTCAGGAGAGCCACGAACAGACCCACCAGGCTTTTCACGGTCCCCCCTACTGAAAGGAGGTTATCCGATCTGGAGCCCTCGGGCCCGACGCTTCAACCGACGCTACGTCTCACCATTCGCGATCTTCAGGAGAAGACCGGAGGTGGACGCCAGTGACGCGATCGTCAATCCTCGAGCAGCGGCGTCAGCCGCGGTCAGGATCGTGGGCCACGCAACTGTCAAGGTTGCGGCGACCTCCACCAACTGGCTTGCGCCAGTCGGATTGGCGGTCCACCCACGAACATAACGAAGCACGATCCTTTTGTTGGGGATCTGTGCCGCCGAGCCCCGCTTTCTGCGGGAACTCCCGTCCCCCGAGAAGCCCTCGTGCTGGACGGTGAGGAGATGGGTAAGATCCGCTGCATCCAACGAGTAGTTGGATGCGTTGGGGGACGTACCCGTCCTGGGCAGGGACCGATTGGTCCCGTCGTCAGCTAAAACGATCGGTTCCGTGAGCAAGGGTCTTATCTCCACTTATCGGTTAATACCTTGGCTCAACCCCAAGGCAGCAAGAATGGCCCACTGCTTCGCCGTAAAAGGCGGAATCAGTGACGCAGGTTCGAAAACCCACGGTTGAGACCCGGGAAAGAAAGGATTAAACCCGGCCCTGGATTTCGAATCGAAGTGATACTCCGATTCAAACCGGTGTGTCACAGCA